CGCTGACGCGCAAAGCAAGCTGGAGCAGGTCCTGGAAGACCGGGCCGCCTCGCAGGAGGAGGTCGAGGGCGCCCTGGAGGAGTATCGCGACGAGCTGGCGGCGGTCGCCGTCGACGTCAAGGCGCGCGGCGAGGGGCTGTTCGACCAGCTCGCCGACCCGGCCGCGTGGACCCCGGCCGGCTTGATCGGCGCCGCTATGTGGTACTTTAGGAACATGACGAGGCGTCGGGACATCGCGGTTGAGCGTGAGCGTCCTCCGGCGGCTTGAGGGCGGATCGAGAGGAACCTATGGATACTAAGAAGTGCTGTGAGTGCGGCGAGACCAAGCCGCTGACGGAGTTCTACAAACGAGGCGGTAAACGTAGCGACGTTCAGCACGTCTGTAAACCGTGTAGCTGTGCTTCAGCGCGGCAGTGGGCTCGAGACAACCGTCAGCGGCAGTACGCCTATCGCCAAAAGAATCCTCGTTGGACGCGGCGCGGTAACCTCAAAACGAAACGTATGCGTGAGGCCGACATAGCGCGTGCGTTGGACTCGTATGAGGCGGCCGTGGCGTGTCAAATTTGCGGTCACGATTTCTCTAAGCACAAGAAGTGCGTTGACCACGATCACGAGACCGGCGCGTTTCGCGATATCCTCTGTAACGCCTGTAATATCGGCCTCGGAGGTTTCAAAGATTCCGGCGCGCTGCTGCTCAACGCCATCTCCTACCTAATGAAACACCGAGCGTCCGCCACTTCGGCGACGTCGGACGACCCTTATTCCCTGTTCCCCGCAGCCGGACCGGAGCGCAAGCCCCGACAATCCGCGGATCTCGTCGGCGATTAGGACTTTGGTCAACACACTGATGCCTATTCTCTAATACTATGGCTGATACTAGTCCCTCAAGACCGGGTCAAATCAACCTCGCCGGAGACCCGGCGGCGTTGTGGCTAAAAGTTTTCAGCGGGGAGGTCCTGTCGAGCTTTGCGAAGCTCATCAAGATCGCTCCCAAGATCCGCAAGCGTTCCATCTCGCGCGCCAAGTCGGCGCAGTTCATGGCCGTCGGTCGCGCACTGACGTCCTACCACACGATCGGGGATGACATCCTCGACCCGGCCAACGCCAACCTGAACCTGTTCGCTCAGAACGAGCAGGTCATCGTGGTCGACGGCGAGCTCCTGGCGGCGACCTTCGTCTCCGACATCGAAGAGCTGAAGTCGCACTGGGATGTCCAGAGCGAGTACTCGACCGAGCTTGGTCGGGCCATGGCCGTCGAGCTCGACTCCCGCCTTCTCCGCCTGCTGGTGCTCACCGGTCGCAACACGACCCCGAACATCACGGGCCAAGAAGCCGGCGAGACGATCCTCGACGTCGACTTCGCTACCAACGGCGCCTCCGCCGTCGCTACGGCTTTCTCGATCGCGCAGAAGTTCGACGAGAAGCACGTTCCCGAGGAAGATCGCTACCTGGCTATGGCTCCGCAAGCCTACTACGCGATCGTCCAAGACAAGTCCCTCATCAACCGCGACTTCGGTGGCGGCAGCAACGGCGTCTTCCACGAAGGCGACGTCTTCCGCGCGGCCGGCTTGGAGCTCGTCAAGACGACTCTCATGCCGACCACGAACTTCACGGCCGATGCCGGCGAAGCCAACTCGACGACCGGCGACTTCACGGACACCGTGGCGGTTGCGTGGCACAAGTCGGCTATCGGTTCGATCCAACTCCGTGGGCTCCGCATGGAGCAGGAGTACATGATCGAGTACCGCGGCGACCTGCTGGTTGCGTCGATGGCGATGGGCCACGGCCAACTCCGTCCCGAGGCGGCGATCGAGGTCGACGTCGCGTAGTCTTGACAGGGGCTGGGTAGCCTCTACCTGGCCCCTCTTACTCTCCTACCACCCACGAGCATATGACCGTCACCCCCCTCACCCGACTCCAGGCCGTGAACATGATCCTGGCCGGCATCGGCGAGCAGCCTATCTCCTCTCTAGGCGTCTCGGATGCCCCGGATGTCACGTCCGCGGTGCAGATCCTGGACGAGGTGAACCGTGCGGTTCAAGCTCGTGGGTGGTACTACAACCGGGAGTGCAACGTCGAGTTGCAGCCAGACGTCAACGGCGAGGTGGTGATCCCACTCAACGCCGCGCACGTCGATCCCGACCAGCACCAGCACCCCAACTGGCGCGAGCTGGCGGTCCGCGAAGGTAAGCTGTACGACCTGACGAACCACACGTTCGACCTGGGTCAGTCCGTCATCAAGTGCACCATCGTGTACATGCTGGACTTCGAGGACTCCCCGGCCGCCGTGCGCCAGTACGTCGCCGCTCGTGCGGCCCGCGAGTACCAGGACAAGCAGCTCGGGGACCCGACGCTGTCGCGCAACCTGCTCATGTCGGAGCACCAGGCCTTGGCTGAGATCCAGCGAGAGGAGTCTAGGGCCGGGGACTACAACATCGCCACGCACAGTTGGTCCGTGGCCCGCGCAGTGTGGCGCCGGTCGCCCCTGAACCACCTCCGCCGCCGCTACTAATGCCGCTCATAAGAACGCCGATCCCTAACTGGTACGGGGGGGTCAGCCAACAGCCTGAGTCGCTGCGCCTGAACAACCAGGTAGAGGCCCAACACAACATGTGGGCGTCGCCGGCTGACGGGCTGAAGCAACGCCGGCCTACGGAGCATGTCGTCAAGGCCATCGATGGCGACGTGGACGTCTCGGAGAACGTGCTGCTGCACGTCATCGCACGCGACGCGCAGGAGAAGTACCTCGCCGTGATCCGGCAAGACGAGATCCTGGTGTTCGGGGAAGACGGAACACAGTACCCCGTGCACGACCCGGTGACACCGTTCGTCCCCGACTTCAGCTACCTCGACACCGGCCCCTTCCGCGCCCTGACTATCGCGGACACGACGATCATCCTCAACACCACCAAGGTGACCGCGATGGATGCCGCCCTGTCCCCGGATGACCCGACCAAGCCCGTCGGTGGCGACCACGCGATGGTCTTCGTTCGCTCCTCCAGCCCCTTCCAAACCTACAAGGTGCGCCTGCGCTTACAAGCCGGCACCGGGCTGACGGCGTCGTTCAAGACGGACGAGGACAGCTACGACACCAACGAGGACATCGCCGAGTCCTTGGAGACCCAGCTCGACACCATCAGCGGCGTCACCGCCACGCGACAGGGCTCCGTCATCGACCTAGTCTGCAACGCTGAGATCCGCAAGCTCTTCGTGACGGACGGCCGCGGCGACGAGTCAATGATTCGCATATGGCAGACGGTCCGCAACTTCACGGACCTGCCCCAGGTGGCGGCCGAGGGCTTCCTCGTCAAGATTGTTGGCAACCCGGAAGGCGGCACGGTCGACGACTACTACGTCAAGTTCGTTGGCGACAACGACACCGGTGACGCGCAGTCGACCGAGACCGGCGTCTGGACGGAGACGCTGGCCCCGAACATTGAGTACGCCTTCGACGCGACCACGATGCCGCACAAGCTGACCCGTCGGCAGGACGACGGGCTCGGGACCGTGACCGGCACGCCTGACCAGATTTACTTCGAGTGGACCGTGATCGACTGGGACGACCGCCTGGTCGGCGACGAGGCGACTAACGAGCAACCCAGCTTCATGTCGACGGTCGACGAGGACCGGACCATCCAGGACCTCTTCTTCTTCCAGGGCCGGCTGGGGTTCTTGTCCGGGCCGAACTTGATCCTCTCTGAGTCCAACCTATTCTTCAACTTCTGGCGCACCACGATCACCTCGGTCCCCGACAGTGACCCCATCGACGTCGCTCTGTCACATACCAAGGTCGTTCAGCTTCACGACGCGGTTCCCTCGGACGAGCGCCTCATCGTCTTCTCCGGCCAGACGCAGTTCCTGGTCGATAGTAGCACCGGCCTCATCACGCCAAGCACCATCTCCAGCCAGCCCGCCCTGGATTACGAGAACCTGTTCGGGGTCGAGGCCGTCACGGTGGGCCGCAGCGTCTTCTTCCCCTACGGCAACGGGGAGTTCTCCGGCATCCGCGACATGTTCCAGGCTACGGAGATCAGCTTCGACGCGGAGGACATCTCGGCTCACGCCAGGCGCTACATCGAGGGGTCTCTGACGCAGCTTGCCGCCTGTAACTTGGAGAACGTCGTGGTCGGACGCGCGGACGGGGACCTGAACAAGCTCTGGGTCTACCAGCTCTTCTACAGCGGCAACCAGCGCATCCAGTCCGCCTGGAGCACCTACGACTTCGGGCCTGGCGCAGAAGTCCGCAGCGTCGGTTGGTTGGAGCACAAGCTCTACCTGCTGGTGCAGCAGACTGAGGGCCTATTCCTCTATCGCATGAGCGTGGGCTCCGGCGTGGTCGATGAGGACTCCAGCTACACCGTTCACCTGGACCGCCGGGTCCGGGACGACACGACTGGCGTCACCGCCGTCTACTCGGCGGGCCCGGACACGACCGTCATCACGCTCCCGTATGACTTGGAAGCCGGTGCCGACATGCAGGTCGTGACCCGGCAGTCCCTGAGCGGCGTGGTGGAGGGCGGCCACGTCCTGACGCCCGTC